AAGCTTTGCTATTGCGGTGGTGTTATTCACGATGGCAAGTGTGATCGGTGCAGTCGCGGCAAGTGCGTCAAGACTGGCAACAGGACAACGGCACAACGTGGATACGATAACGCCTGGCGATTGCTGAGCGAACGATTCAGGATCGATCACCCGTTGTGCCATGACTGCTTGGCCAATGGGAAGGTTAAGCCATCAACTGAGGTGCATCACAAGATCAAGATAGCAAATGCACCAGAGCGAAGGTTGGACCCGACTAACCTGATGGCGTTGTGTTCGTCGTGTCACGTTGAGAGGACGAAGCGAGGCGAGTGAGTTATAGGAATTATCTTTCTTTGCAGGTGGAAGGCGGGGGGCCTAGAAATTGTGGGCAGTACATGCTCCACGACCTATCATGGTCGCGTTTACATTGGACGCCAGCAAATCAGCGTTCCCCAAAGGAGGGGGTAAGATGCCGGGAGTAAAGGGAAGAAGCGGCGGGCACAACCGCAAATCATCGAAAGATCACAAGCGTGACGGAACATTCCCAGGTCATAGACACGCGGACAGGCTAGACGCTGGCTTGCAACCGATCGAGTCAGCACCGGCACCGCAAGGACTCGGCAAGCGTGGCGTTGAGCTGTGGCACAAGATTGTCCGTGTGCTTGCTGGAAAGTGTTTGACTGAGACGCATTTGGAATCTTTGGAAGAGTATTGCTTTGCCTGGGATCTCGCTTGCAAGTTGCGTCCATTGATGATGGATGACCCGTTGGACAAGGAAACGCGGATCGCATGGAAGACGGCAGCGGACAACCTTGACAGGATCGGACGGCAGTTCGGGTGGTCTCCTTTGTCGGCATCGGCAATCAAGATGCCAGGCGGTAACGATGGCGAGAAGTCACCTTTCGAGGAATGGTTGAAGAACGGCGGTAATGTGAATTGATAGCGAACGTGAGTTATCGGCAGATTGTTGAAGGCTATGTTTCCGCTGTTGAATGTGGAAGCATCGCGGTTGGGATGCCAGTTGCGAAAGCGATTGAGCGTTACGGTCGCGACATGGACCGGCAACGAGATGCTGACTTCCCGTTCTACTTCGACATCGCTGCTGCTGAACACGCTTGCATGTTCTTCCCAGTTGCCTTGCGTCACAGCTCTGGTCGCTGGGATGGTCAACCGTTTCACCTCGAAGGATGGCAATCGTTCCTGATCTGGAATCTGTTTGGATGGAAACGACTTGACGGCACAAGGCGATTCAGGCGGGCACACGTTTCCGTTGCTCGTAAGAATGGCAAGTCAACGATCATTGCCGGCATCACGCTGCTGCTGTCATTGGAAGGCGAACACGACACGCAAGGGTTTATTGGAGCGACGAAGCTTGAACAGGCTCAGATTGTGTTCCGCATGATCGAACAGATGATAGGCAAGTCGTCTGACCTATCAAAGGTAACCAAGCGTACTCGAAACAACATCGCTATTCCGATGTTCGATGGTTACTTGCGGCCTATCGGATCTGACAAGCCGTTCGACGGTTTGAATCCGCATGTTGTCGTGTTCGATGAATTGCACGCTTGGAAAGAACATCACCGCGAGTTTTACGACACGATGACGACAGGATCGGCAGCCAGGACGCAACCGCTACAGCTAACGATCACAACTGCCGGTAGCGACAAGAGCCAGCTTTGGAATGAGGAAACCGACTACTGCAAGATGGTCCTGAACCAAGATGCAGAAGATGAGTCGTTGTTTGTTTACATTGCCGAAATGGACGAAGACGATGACCCGTTTGATGAGGCTAATTGGATCAAGTCGAATCCTAACCTTGGCGTATCGGTCAGCATTGACTACCTGAGAGAACAGGCCAATAAGGCACAATCAAGACCGCAAGAGCGTAGCAAGTTCCTGCGATACCACGGCAATCGGAAGGTAAGCAGTAGCGAGACGCCATTGACTTCAGAGATATGGGACGGTTTGCAGGTTGACCAGTTAACCGACTGGAAGACTGCCGACTGCATCTGTTGCGGCATTGACCTTGGTGGACGGAATGACTTGGCATCTTACGCACTCGTCGCCAGATTTCCGGCAGGAAGCGTTGAGGACGAAGACGGGAACGAGTCACCTGTCTGGCGTTACGAGTGCCGTGTTAGGTCGTTCATTGCAGAAGATACCAAGCGTGACCTATCGCAGCAACCTTGGGCTAACTGGATCTATGAAGGCAAGTTGACCAAGGCCAGGTACGTTATACCAACATTGCGTGATAGCCTGCTTGCCGATGCCGACGAGTATGGGTTTAGCAAGGTTGCATTTGACCCGTACAACGCATCGCAGCTTGGCGACGAACTGGAACAGCTTGGCCTAACACCAGCGAAGATGCCACAGAACTACTACCACTTCAATGAGCCATTGCGAGAGTTCCTTGAAACGGTAACAGAAAAGCGTATCAGCCACGACGGAAACGACCCGGTTTTACGCTGGGCTGTTGGCAACTTTGTGTTGGTTCGTAACTCGCAAGACTTGATTATGCCAGATAAGAAGACCAGCAACGACAAGATTGACCCGTTGGTGTCTTTGGTGATGGCATTACGGATGGCAATGTTCGAACCTGCTGGAAGTTCCGGCAGCCTGTTTTTGACTTAATGGAGTGATGCTGATGGGCATGGGTGGATGGGTTTCGACGTTGCTTGAATCGTGGAACTCTACAAACAAAAACGGATCAACGCGGGTTACCGAGGCTGCTGCCTTGTCGTATCCACCGGCGTGGTATGCAGTCAACAAGATATCAGGTCACATCGCACAGATGCCGCTTGTCGTGAAACGTCGTGTTGACGATGGTGCCGAGACGGACAAGGATCATCCAGCGTACCGCGTACTGAAGACAAGGCCGAACACGTACCAAACGGCAGCGGTGTTCAAGTCGCAGTTGATGATGCACTACCTGCTTTGGGGTAACGCTCGTGCTGCAATCTACCGAAGCGGCGATTCAATCGAGCTGCTTCCTTTGTTGCCTTACGATACGGTGACAGTTTGGGACGAAGGCGAGAAGTGGCACGTTACCAAGCTATTCCGTGATGACCGCATTAGCTTGCTGGAAGACTTCCTTGGTAATCCGCAGGCCAACGTGTCATTCCGAGACGAAGACGTTTTGCACATGCCTTGGGTTACCAGTAACGGAATCGATGGCGTTGGGGTATTGCAGGCTGGAAAGCGAGCGTTGGCAATGGGGATCGATGCTGAGAAGCACGTTTCCAATAGCCTGTCAAAAGGATTCACAGGCCGCATCCTATTGCAGGCACCAACTGGAGTATTCCGAAAGGAGGACGACGCCAGAGAGTTTCTGGAGAACTTTAAGAAAGACCATAAAGGACCGGAAGGAAACGAGATCGGAATGCTGCGAGAGGGTATCGTTGCGAACCTGTTGCAATCCTCGGCCAGGGATAATCAGCTCATTGAACAGCGAGTATTCCAACGGCAGGACGCGGCGTTGCTATTCATGCTGGAATCTATCATCGGTGACGATTCAAGCGTTTCCTACAACAGTCTTGAGCAAAAGCACTTGGCCTACCTTGTCAACTGCCTTGGGCCGATCTTAGTGCGATGGGAGGAAGAATGCAACGAAAAGCTTTTAAGCGAAGAGGAGAAGCGGTCAGACTCGCATTACTGCAAGTTCAACACTGGTGCTTTATTGCGGACAGACTATCCAACGACAATCGACACGCTATCCAAGGCACTTCAGTCGAGGATCATCACGAGGAACGAAGCTCGGGAGAAGATCGACATGAACACAGTGGAAGGCGGCGACGACTTCGAGAACCCGAACATCGACAAGCTCCAAAGTTCAAGCGACACCCCAGATCCAAGCGACGACGATAGTGGTGATGATACTGGCGACGACGTTGCACCACAGCAGTCAAATCGTGCTGATGCTATCCGTGGACGATTACAGCACATGCTAGGCGTGGAGTCGAAGCGTGTTAAAAATGCGACAAGTAGCAAGGACTACATTGCCTGGGCTGATCGCTTCTATTCTCGATGGTCCAGTACGTTTGGCGAGGTTATCGGTGAGCTTGGTGGCGATGAGATGCTTGCTGAGTCGTATTGTTCGAAACACAAAAGCGAGATCCTGAAGGTTTACGACGTGGCAACGGCTGACACGTTTTTACAGGAAATCGAACAGGTTACCAGTGGTTGGTCTGTTGAGTCTATCGTGAAGTCAATCTTGGAGGATTTAGGCGATGTTTAAGGTAAACGCTGACAGTGGCGAGATGTTCATTTACGAAGAGATTGGGCCAGCTTACTGGGGTTTCGTTGACGCTGCCACGGTCATTGCCGCACTTGATGACATTGGCGACAGACGTGCTACTGTTCGGCTGAATTCGCCAGGTGGATCAGTTGACGAAGGCGTTGCAATCTACAACGCATTGGTACGTCATCCCGGTGGCGTTGACATTGCGATTGACTCGCTTGCTGCATCAGCGGCCAGCTTCATTGCAATGGCAGGTGATAACATCACGATTGCTAAGAATGCAAGGATGATGATTCACAGTCCGTGGACGATTGCACTTGGTAACGCAACTGACCTGAGAAAGACTGCCGACGTTCTGGACAAGTACGACGAAAGCTTGGTTGCCAGCTATGCAGAGCGATCAGGGAACAGCGAGGATGACGTTCGTGCCTTGATGGCTGCCGAGACATGGTACACGGCGACCGAAGCTGTAGAGGCTGGATTTGCGGATCAGGTTGGCAACTTGGTTGTCGAGGATCAGGCAACTGTTGCAGCTAACCGTTACAAAAACACTCCAGCGGCATTTATCATTCCAGATAAGAAAGTAGCTGCAAAAGCTGGAACAAAGACGCAAAGCAACTGGAAGCTTCAAGATGCTGAACTTAGGCTGAGGCTTGCACGAGCAAAATAATAACGTGTTCGGATTTTATTGATTGACGAAGTAGTAGCCTATGCTACACTTTTAGCTGACAACTTAATTTTGCAAAGACCTACGCAACTCGTTAGCGGCGTGGCCAAGCAGATTGAGGACGTACATTTTTACGTTTCCCAATCGTGAGCCATTCCGCTATT